ATAGTAAGGAGGGTTCAAAAGGGAACCTTGGTTCCCTTTACAGGTCGAACGCCGGGCTATCTCGAATCGTCATTCCGCAGTATTTTTGCGGTTCTTTCTTATAATCTCTCGGTGTATGGATTCCAGCAGCTTTCGCCTGTTCCAGCAAGAATTTGAAATTCTCCCAGAATTCCGTCTTGTGTCCAATAGATTTGGTGGCAATGTGGCTCAGTTCATGTATCGCCACAAAAGTCAGGGTATGTTCATCAATCATGGTCGAACCGCCCTTCTCTGTATTCAGGCAAAACGCCAATTTCTCTCCCTTGTTCTCACTATAAGCAGTATATTCACTGGTTGGGAGTGTCTCCATGACCTTTTGGGGATTGAATCCATTCACCAGTCTCTTTACATTGTCTTGGTCTGGAAATTTCTCGCCAACGTAGGTGACCAATTTCTTGCATTTTTGGGTAACCTTGGCCAACATATCCGCGGATTCTTTCACTTTTCCAGATTCTCTCACACAATATTTATTTCCATCCACTGTAGAGACAACGCATTTTAATTGGAAATCACTCTTTTCAAAATAAACGTATCCACACAGGGCAATAATAACAATAACAATTGTATAAACAAATATTTCCTGGTTCATTCTAAAGTATATATATATAATAATACATAACATTTGATTACAAAAAAATCTTATCAACAAGCTTGCATAACTGGTTTTTGTTTATCTGTTTTGCAGAGACAATAGAAACAACCATTCCTTCTCTGCAGAAATACTGGCGAATACACCGATGAATATCTTTTTGAGTAATCGGTTCAATCAAAAGCTTGTATTTATCTGTGTATCTAGGCGCCGACAAATTATTGAATAACTGATTTTTCCCATTGTACTTGGCGATGACCGACGAATCTTCCGCGTTCATTTTCTGCGACCCTTTGGAAAACCCCTTGGCCGTCAGCAGTTCATCTTTGGTGACTCCATGCTCCAACAAATCGCGAATCATTTGACACAAAAGAGGGAAAACACCGGGTCCGGCTCCATTTTTAAAGACCTTTTCTGGGTCACACTCGGCGTACATTTTGAAATCGCCCATATGTTCAAAGAAGTCCGAATATGCATAAGAAGTGTAAGTGAGTCCGTTCTCTTCTCTCAACAACATAAACATCCGACTGTTTATTTTTCCACTCAATATAGTTTTCAACAACTTCAAACAATATTTATCGGGACTTGATAGAGAACAAGTGCGAAACCCGATGCATATATGCACTGGATTGGTTGTCCGTTTCTCCAAACGATAAATAACATCCGATTGAGGTTTTACACAAAGATTTACAGATGGTCTTGGTTCTCTCTTCATCGATTTTGTAAAATCCGATTGTTCGACGTATTTGCAAACGGTTTCAAAAGAAAGGCTAGAACAAACACTCAAAATAAAGTTGGACGGAACATAGTATTTTTTGTAAATTTCCAGAATATTTTCATATTTCAGGGCGTGTTTTCCTTCGTGGTATTTCAACTCATCCACCGGATGTTCATATGGCGAACCGGCGTATATCTCTCTGTCGGCGTTTTCTAACGCAAGAAGCTCATAGTCGTCGGCGTCTCTCACCATTTCTTCTCTCACGACGTCGCGTTCTTTCATGTACTCGGTTTTGTCAAAGACGGAGTTCAACAACATATCTGCCAAAGTAGAGATACAGAGACGTGCATTGTCTTTGTCGGTGTCGGCGTAATAACATGTGTATCGGCGATCCGTGTATGCATTGGATTCTGAGCCAGTTTTATCAAATATAAGATTCACTTCTTTAGCTGTTTTCAAATGGGTGGTGCCTTTGAAACACATGTGCTCGATGAAATGCGCGGAACCTCGGGATTCGTCGGGTTCGTGGATACTTCCGATGTCGCAAAATACCTGGATTGACGCGATATTAGATGGAACACTCGTTTTTTCATATACAAGCCTAAAGCCATTTTCATAAGTTTTGCTATTCATTTTAATATATAGATATAGAAAAAGTCGAAAACAGAGAAGGTAAATAAATATTATTTATTTTGTAAAATAATATTTATATTAAAATTGATTTCCGTTGTGTGTTACTTTTACACCAGAGAAGATTTTAAATAAAAACTATTGGCTCCATACAAGTATGGGATTAAAAGGGAACGACGAGTTCCCTTTATACTAAGACGTAAATATTCTGGAACTCATCATCATTGATTGGTGCCATGTTTATTTTCCCATGTTGAGAGAACCCACATTGTTGGGCAATCTTTAGAACCGCCTCTTCCGAATCCATAAACAATGTCCGTTCATTTTGCCGGACATTTTTTGTGACAGCATCCGTAAATGTCTCCGTAAATGTGGATGCGCCTTTTTGTTTAATATCGTATTTTGCAAAATAAGTGAAATCTCCAAAATCCGTTTCCGACTTTGTAATTCTCTCTTTCACATATTTTTGCGGATTGTCTACTAACAATGTTTTTCCAACTACTGTGTTGAACCGATTCTTATCAACCAAATGTAAAATGAGTGCGCCACCGTTCCTCAACCAGTATCGGCAATTGGTGAAAAATGCATGTTTGTCCTCGATTTCATAAATGGTCTTGTTCAAACACAAGATGTGCGTGAATTGATTTCTTGAAAAATGGATTGGTTCAGTCACGTCGCCTTTTATTACGGAAGACCCGCATTTCTCTTTTGATACTGTAATCATTGCTTCCGATTTATCAATGCCGATGCATTTAGCACCCGAATCAACCAAAGCGGCAATTGTACAACCGGTTCCAGAACCGACATCCAAAAATGCACTCTTGTTGTCGGCACCCGTGATTTTCATAATCTCTTCTAACTCTCTTTTCGGGTCGGGAGAATGGATTTTGTCGTAAATTTGGGCGTAAAAATCGTCGTATGATTGGCCGTCTTTTTTCAAAACAAATTTCTCATGTTGGACAAAACCTTCTTTTGCAATCACTTTATCTGAAAAATGCTTGAACACCAATATACAAACCGCTAAAATAAATAAATTAATTAATATTTGGAGTAATCCTTTATTATTGAACTCGGGAAACATATATAATAATATAGGAAAGGAAACCCACGCACCGCCCGTATTGGTTAAGAACCTACGGGATCCCTTTAAAAATTGATTTTTAATTTTGTGTTATAATTTATAACACAAAATAGAAAAAATGTTTAACTTCTCCAAAAAAGAAAAAACTGAAATCCAGATGTTGAAGGACCGTTGTTCCAATATGGAACAACAAATTACAATATTGTTAGAAACCATGCAAAAATCTTCAACCCAATACGAAAACCGCATTCAAGAACTTATTACCAAAAATAATGAAGTTATTAAGTATTTTAATAGCAAACACCAACACCAACAAGATAAATTACAAGACCAACAAGATAAATTACAAGACCAATGTCATGACTTTGAAAGTCGCATTACAACAATCGAAGACGAATTAAAAGGCGAAATTCTGTCGGAGACATATACAGGATACACATTAATTGGTAAAAATGAAAGCGAAATCCCAGTATTTGTACATCGTCGATGTAGTTGGGAGGATTTTTACAATACTCTTATGACCGATTTGCAAAATGGCACATTATTTTTAGACAGTCTTCCACAATTGGCAAATATACATGATTTGGATATCAGGTGTTTGGTCAATATTTCGAATTTATCAGAAAAAGGAATAATCAAATGGAATACGAATCAATTCCTCGACAAAAGAGGAAAAATAACCCAAAGTAAAATTGTTGCTGAAGTTATTCATGCATTTGATATAAATACTGTAAAACTTGTTCATGGATAAAGGAGAACCGTAGGGCGGAAACCTGGCGGTTTATAGCTTCGCTGAATAACGACAAGTTCCCCTACAAAGGTTGTCGTAATTGGGTTCGCGTACTGTTGAAAAAACGGTCCTTTCCTATTTTTGATCCAGCGTTCGTCAAATTTGGATGCACACCCTGGACAAAGGACGGCTTGTCAAACAAATGACTATATGGTTGCACAACTGGTCTGGAAACCACACTGACTTTGTACAAATCACTGTCACTGCTTGGAACATAGACACTTTGCGAGGAATTTTGTGCAGCCATTGTCTGGTTTCTTAAAACGGTCTCTGTATCCACATTTCGCGCATACCCTTTGAATGGGGCATTGCGAGTAGCAGGATTGAAATTCATCTCTACAATATGTTCAAACTGCGGTTGAATCGGAACTGTGGGTAAAGGATTCGAATTTTTTGCCATAATGGGCATCAAACTGTATTTGGTAGAAACGGGTCTAAAAGAAAAGTTGGGTTCCAGCGGATAATCGGAAAATTGCCGGCTTTTGATTCGGTCATTTATTTCATCCAATCGTTCGTGTTGTCCTACAATTAATTCTCTATGAACTCCTTCAATTAATCCTGATTTTGAAAACATTATATATATATTCGCTAAACTTATTTCTCTGCAATAAATATACTAATGTTCTCTCTATCATCTTCATTTCTGAAAACCTTCCTATCAATTTTGGTTATAATGCTTTTACTCGATTCAGTGTATTTGTATTTAACCAAGTCCATTTTTGGCGAATTAGTTGCAAAAATTCAAAGAACTGCAATGCAATTCCGCATCGAAGGTGCTATTATTGTGTATCTACTTTTGGCGTTCGGTCTCTACTATTTCATTGTGAAACCTGGGTTAAGCACATGGGAAGCCGGACTTTTAGGCCTGGTTATTTACGGGACGTTTGATTTCACCAATTATGCAATGCTAAAAAATTATGATTTGAAAATAGCAATTATGGACACGGTTTGGGGGTCTATCTTGTTTGGTTGCACAACATTTATTTTAAGGGAACTCGCCGTTCCCTTATGAACCCATGCTAAGGAAAACCTACGATTAGCCATATAACTTCCTCATATTAAACGTTAGATTTATAAATAAACTGTTAAGTAATAAGGGAAGGGGTCATAAGGGACGGAAGCGAAGCTGAATCCGTAGGTTTCCCTATATCCTTTTTAATATCGTGAGTCCATTATTATTTTGATAATGTTCATGTAAAACCCATTCTTCGTGGGTATCCAAAAATTCAGTAACCGCCGGCATTAATCCACGATTAATCTCATCCACAGGAAATCCTGTTTGTCTCGACTGTTCTTGAGCGTTCCATCCAACGCGGATCGTTTCACCATAGATCCCATCCACTTCGGTATCATGCATAATAATGTATTTCTTGGTTATTGCACTGTACTTTTCAAGCTCGCGTTTTAATTGGGCATACACGTGCCAAGTATCAATAAATGTCAGGTCGGTCTCCATTGAACTTGTATCAACCAACAAATCATTTATCCACTGGTAAGATGCGTCAATTCCCACCTGAGGACACAAACTCACTAATTCATCGATGTTGCATGTAGTGATATCATTAAAAAAAATCTTTTTTCCAACTTTTCCATTTTCCACAAGTCCTTTGCAGAAAGCCCATGAAGAAACGCATCCGCGAACTCCCAGTTCAATGACACTTTCGCATTCCGACGCATATTGGGCAAGTGTTGGCAGATGTTCATTAATATCACCCGCGCTTTCGCAGTGTAATTTGTATTTCGCAAGAATTGTTTGCATTATGAATACATTATAAAAAAACGTTTATATTCTTATTTTTATAAGTATAACGCCGTATAAACGACACCTTACGATATTAGTTTATAAAACTCGCTGACGGTCGGATTCGTTTTGATTTTTCGCGGATTGAACCCACTCAAATAAAGCCCTTCTAGGCTTCGAACGCGACTCAGACCCACGTATGATTGCCCATATTCAAACACATTGGAACCCAAATCCATCTCTGCAATGTCCAGCGTGATTCCCTGCGATTTGTGAATAGTGAATGCCCACGCTAATCGCAACGGCAACTGTTCAATTCCAATTCTGGGGTAATCTCCGTGCTGATATATTTTGGGCATAATCTGCATCGTTACACCGTTTAGGAATCGGACAACCGGATACATTAACCCCACAGTCTTTCCTTGAACAAAATTTGTAATCACGCCTTGCGACCCATTACATATACCCGCATCCGTATCCAGGTTTGCTAAACACATCACGAGTGCGCCCTTCTTCAACTTTAATTCCTTATTCACCTTGCAATTTTCCATCAAAATTTCAAGTTGTTGATCCACGTCTTCTCTCGACAAATCCGCACACCGAATTAAGATTTCTGGTTGGATTGGTATGCCCGATTCTGCATACGTCTGTATATTAA